GGGGATTACGATATAGTTTTTGTGAGATAGCATACGAAGATACATCTTGACCTGCGGCTACCTTTTCAGAAGCAGTTTGAGGATTTACAAACTGCTGGTTTGTTACAGCCCTATTCTGAAAATCTGTAGCTTGATTTGTAAGGTTTTGTTCAAAAGTTTGTGCAGGAGTTGTATAAGTTCCTGAAGCTCCTGGAGTTATCTGAGAAGTACTAAGTGTTGGTATTACTGCAGAGCTAGGTATATCTAAGGTATTTGGATCTGTTGTAAAGCCTCCAGAAATACTTCCCCCAGGTGTACCTGTTTCAGCACCACCTGTTGTAATACCTGTGGCTCCGACTTTAGGGGTTTTATCTGCAGATTTTTCTTCAGCTTTCTTTTTAATAAGATCCCACTCAAGCATGTCTAACTGTAGTTCATCTAAACTTAAACCAGTTTCTGACATCTTCTTGTCCCAATAGGAACCAGGTGCCTTATTTTTAAGTAAGTCTTCTACTTGTCTATTTGATTCAGCCCTAGCAGCCCTACTAGCTGAAGCTAGTCTTGAGACTGGAGCTTTAGTAGAGTCAAGGGATACTCCTTGTTTAATTAATTGCTCTGCAAGATAAGCAGCATTAGCAGCATGATCATTAACAATACTTACTGAAGATGGATCAATACCAGCAGCCTTTAAGTCTTCGTCACTTGGTTTACTATCCCAACGACTTACTAAAATATTTACTGATGTATCATCTGATGTATTTGATCCCCAAAAAGAAGAGCCTTGCTGACCTGGTTTGTACCCATAAGACCTTAGTATAGCATCTGCATCAGAAAATACTGTTGATTTACTGGTATCAAGTCCTAGCTTTTCATAGGCAGCATTCATTTTTGCAGTGCTGGCACCCACATTTTGTGCAAGATATTTTAAGTCAGCTAAATCTTTAACAACTGACTCATCAATCATAGACTTATCTATTTCAGCTTCAGATTTACTTTGGGGGACGTACTGAGTTGAACCATCCTTATCTAAAAAGACAAGAGTACCATCAGCTAAGATTGCACGATCTTCACTTTCATTGAAGAATTTACGTGTAGCTTCCCTTTCTTGTTCAGCTACTTCATTGATATTCATGGCTTCTATTTTAAAGACACCCTCTTGCCCAAGGTAGCCTGTTTGAATATTATTTAAATCAACTGCCATTACTTAATACCTTATAATGCTAAAGTCTGCCTAAGCTTTGTTGTGTCTGCTTTAGTAAACTCTTGGTAATTACCTTTTAAATTCTCTGGGAAATCAATAAATTCTATAGTTGCACCAGTCTTACCTGAGACTTCTAAGGCTACATCGTAGAAGCTACGAGCATTGCCTGTGCCAAAATTCCATATACCTGACTCATCTACATCAAAGAATCTTTGCTGATCCATAACTACTTTACCTACGTGGATAAAGTCTCTTTTAAATTTTTCTGATCCTTTGAACAGCTTTATCTTACCAGTCGTTTTAGCCTGGAACATAAACTTAGTGAAGGGGCTTGCTTGGTTTCCCTTGTGCTCCTCGTGGGGGCCATGTACGTTGAAGTATCTAAATATCTGAGTAGTGATATCAGCATTTCTAAACTCTACATACTTTTCAAACAATGCCTTACTACGAGCATAATGGTTCTGAGGATCAACAGGAGATGTCTCCTTGAAGTCTGACTTTAATCCATAGACTGAAGCACTGGAAGCAAACTGAAACTTAACGTTATGTTTGATACACTCTTCATACAACTTAATAGAGAACTCTACATTCTGTCTGTATATACGAGAAATGTTTGTCTCAGTTGTAGAGCTAATAGCCCCTAGGTGTATTACCCAATCTAATCCTTTTACTTTAGGAAAAGACATCCCCCATTCGTTTTTAACTACTTCGTGGTGTGGCTCAAGTGCATTGACCATGTTCTGCCCAATGAACCCATTACTTCCAGTAACTAGTATCTTCATTTTTGGCTGTCTCCTCGACCTACACGATAGTTATCTTCTACCGAGTCAGGAGTAGACACCTCGATTACTGTCCCTTCCGTTTCACAAATGATTTGATGCGGGACCAAAGGTTCATTACGCCATGTATCACCAGCTGTAAGAGTCTTTTCATGAGTGCTTGCGTCTTTTGTATCAATGTAGATAACTTTAAACTTTCCCTTAAGGACATACCAAGTTTCATCTTTCTCTCTGTGAAAGTGCATAGAAAACTTAGCACCTTCGTTAAAATGTAAAAACTTACCACAGTATTTGTCGTTGGTTGCCCATATTAGTTCTGACCCCCAACCCTTTTTAACATGTCCATTAAGCCGCATGACGTATCTCCTCTAAACGAGGTGCATACACACCGACATGTTGAACAGTTACTGCAGCAGCTTTCATAGCAAACTTAATAGCTTTTTCTACACTTTCTGTTTGTAAGTAGTTGTATACCAGAGCTGCTAAAAAGGTATCTCCTGCTCCACAAACATCGTGTGCATCTACTTTAGGTGGTAAGTACAGCTTATCCTTGTAGACGACTTTCTCTGACCCAAACGTAACAATCATGTTATCTGCATCAGATGTTCTATTTTCATATTCGTACTGATTTATTTTTACAAAAGCTTTATTAAATAGTTTTAAGTCTTGCTTCTTTGTATCAATAAATACTGGGCCATTGTAACTTTCTAAGATACTTTGGATAGCAAAAGTAGAGACATAACCTTTATTATAATCAGAGATAACGACAGCATCGTAATCACTAAAGTTGTGTAACCGATGCTCATCATGTTCTTCTTCTATAAGAGGTACATCGACTCTTACGATCTGTTGACCTGTTTTTGAGTCTATGTAACGTTTCTTTGTTTCTTTATACAGAATGTCATAATGACAATCTACACCAAGTGCCTGAAAGTTTTGTAAGACATTACCAGCCATCCCTAATTTACGAACAGTGGTATCCCAATCTAATACTGGTACTGGTGCCTCTGGGTTTAGCCTGTTTACTACACCGTAACAGTACTCGTCATAACATCCGTCTCCTATCAACAAAATCTTGGAGGGTTTTTGTTGTTGATTCATTATTGGTCCTCTCAAAGAATACTACTTCCTTGCAGTATTCCTCACCAACAATCTTCTTCCCCCTCCAATCGGAACCTTTCACCATAACATCAGGTTCATACCTTTTGATAATAGCTGCCAAGTCTTCATCTGAATTAAATGACACAACAGCATTTACAGGCTTTAACATTGATATAAGATGCTTCCGATTTTTCAGATTGTTAAAAGGTCTATCTGCCCCCTTGTTATACCTTATTTTATCGTCTGTGTCAATAGCTACAAGTAAATGACCACCTAACATCCCTGCAAATTCAATAAGATCGAGGTGTCCAGAATGTATTACGTCAAAGGCTCCATTGACAAATACTTTTTTCATATGTATTATCCTGTTAAAAAGGAGTGCTTATGTCTAGATTTAAACATATTATCACACAAGAACCAAGTCAACAACCTCAACAAGAGTTACCACCAGATTGGCCTACAGTCTTCCCTAAGTCTATTGTAGGTCTAGATCGTGATGGTGTTATCAACGTAGATAAAGGACACTACATCACAGACCCTGAAGACTTTGAGGTGTACCCTGAGTCCCTAGCAGCTATCCACAAGCTTCGTATGAAAGGCTACAAAGTGGTAATATTAACTAACCAGGGTGGTATTATTAAAGGACTACAAACACATGAGCAGGTAGAAGCTGTACACCAACGTATGTTTGAGATCTTTGGTAATGCAGGTATCTACTCTATTGATGCTCTTTTCTATTCAGAGTCTTCATTGAAAGAAGATATCTATGCCAAACCTAACTTAGGTATGTTTCACAGAGCAGAGAAAGAAATCTTTGGTGGAAAGACTAGGTTCAAAGATAAAGGTTTCTACGTAGGAGATAAGATGTCTGACCTTAAAGCTGCTGAGAGAATTGGTGCCACCCCAATCTTAGTAAGAACTGGTCATGGGGTGGACACTGAAGGAGAGCTAAAGAAGTTCTCAAAAGAGAAGTTAAGAAAGAAGACTAAGGTTTTCGATAACCTCCTCCAATTTGTGGATAGGCTACCTTAAGCAGCCTCTTCCTTTTCTTCTTCAACTACTGAGTCATTGTGGGGATACTTTACCAACAGACCTTGTTCTGGTATGTACAAGTAGTTGATGTCTGAGTTCTTAATAGTTCTCATTGCATCATCTAATGTTTCTACTAATGGCTCACCTGCTAGGTTGAAGCTAGTGTTGAACAGGATAGGTACACCAGTAATCTTACGGAACTCATCTATCAGAGTATGGTATGTTTCATTCTGCTCTTTAGTCACAGTCTGGATACGACAAGTACCATCTACGTGTGTGATAGCAGGACACTCACCATGCTTCTCTAACTTGAAGTCCATTGCATACATCATGAATGGTGACTCTTCCATCCCATATGTCTCGAACCACTCTTCAAAGTACTCCTGCATCATTGAACCTGCAAATGGTCTGAACCACTCACGTCCTTTGACCTTGTTCACAGTGTCCTTACCCTTGGGATCTGTGGGATCATAAAGGATAGAACGGTTACCCAGTGCACGAGGGCCAGCCTCAGAACGTCCTTGGTATAAGGCTACGATATTCTTCTCAGAGATAAGCTTTGCTACATCAGCAGGTTTTACTTCTGTCGTTTCAATGTCACCAAAGTCGTAAGACTCTTCACGTTTAGGGCCAAGATACAAAGTACTTAGTGGACGAATAGTTTCATCTTTAGTTTCTGTGTAGTGGACTAATTGAGCTAGACCGATTGCTGTACCACCATCATGAGAGATAGGATCTACGTAGATGTTTAGGTCAGGAAAACGTTTCTTGTAGTAGTAGTTTGCTACACAGTTAAGACCATACCCACCAGCAATAACAATATTCTTCTTATCAGTTTTCTTTACAGCTTTCTCAATCAAGTCACCAACAAGAGTTTGTGTTTCATCTTGTACTGCCCAAGCTAAGTTTTTAGCTGCTTCTGTTACCTTACTAGGATCATTATGCCAAGCCTTTGGATCTTCTTTAAGACTTAGATAGGGGTGACGACCATGATCAATATGAGCACCAGCAGGGTAATTAGGGATAAATACATTCTTGTTTCCTCTACCATTAAAGAACAGGCTAGGTATCATCTCATCATACTTACCGTATGGTGCAAGACCCATTGTCTTACCTGCTTCAATAAAACCAAAACCTAAATAGTCTGATACAGCTTCATAGGCTTTAACAAGTGTGATAGCATTATCCATTTCAATGTTATCAGAGGAGACAGGCATGGTATCAAAGTTACCACCAAAAGATTGAAACACAGGAACTATGCCATCAGAGTAACTACAGTTAAATATACTCTCTGTTTCAAACCCTGGATTTGTTTGACCTTCCTCATTAAGTTTTATATCTTGTCTAGTTCCAGAACCATCTACAATAACAGCAGCAGCATCTTCAAACCCTGAGTTAAAGAAAGCTGCAGCAGCATGGCCTATATGATGAATATGTCCAGCTTTTATTACTTTAAGATTTGGATTATGTTTACGAATAATAGCAGTATAGGGATCTTCGCCAGTCCAAGGAAGCTGTGGTAAGTCTGGATGTGTACCACCAATAATTAAAGTATCTACCCCATACTTAAGTGATTCAAGCATTCCCATAAAAGGGTTACCATCATATTTACTACGAGACAGTCTTTCTTCTTCTACGTAAAACTCTAGTTCACCATCTATTAGTAAGGCAGCAGAACCATTATGACCTGGATTAATTGCTAGGATATTCATTTTACTTCACCTTCTTCTCGATGTCTTTCACAATGTCAGCATACATCGTATTAATTTCTTCATCACTAAACTCTACTGTAGACTCGTTGAACCTGTCAGCTAAGTGTGACTCAAGACCTGATATACGGATAGGTGAGTATACTTTAGGAACATCCCTTTCTACAATATTAAAGTGTTTTGGATAACTAGTATTTATAGAAAAAGTAGATCCTATAATTACTGTACCTGGTTTATTAAATGCTCTTGCCATATGTTGACCTGCAGAGTCACAACCAATGAAGTAATCTGCTGCATCAATAAATGCTGACCACATACGAAGGTCTGCTTCAGGCTTCATGGTGTACGTATCTTCAGGCATCCAGAAGTTTTTCTCAGCAAACAAAACTAGGTTATACTTTGTTGCTAGTTTCTTTACTAGTTTAAGGTACGTATCTGGATTAATAGAACGAGAAGACTGATCTAATAAAACACCTTCTTGTGGTTTTTCAATAGATCTACCGAAAGGTTGTATAACAATAGTCTTCTGTTTCTGTTGTTGCTGTCTTACAGATTGCATAAAGTTAGCAGCCTGTAGTTCTTCTTGCCTATTTGTTTTAAGAACAGGAGCACCAAGGTCAGAGTGATCATCAGTCTCGTTGATCAAGTAATCAAAAGCTTCAGCAAGAGACTTTTCTTGTTTGTAGTAGCCTGGAACTCTGTATGGTTCTGGAGAGATAACCCTGTCAGCATCCATAAAGAATTGCTCAAAGGCACCTTTTTGATCTGGATTAAATACTTTATCGTGTAGCTCAGGGATACCCCAGTACAGAGAGTCCCAACCCATAACCATAACTTTAAAGTTTTGGTTTTTCTTTGAGTATTTGATGAGAGCAGGAATAGCTGCTATAGCCCTACCTGCTCCACCATCAATTACAAAAACAGTTTTCATAGTCTTCTTCTTTTTTATTATTATTATCTTTACAGGGCCATTACAGCCCTGGTGAATTTTATCATAGGTATGCTAGTTTAGCAACAACAGATTATACACTCATTCCAGAATCTGTGGAACCATTCTCTTGGGTGTTCACCTGTAGCAAGAGGTATATATCGTCCATCTGCTCTATTATTTCTAGAGTAGTTGTGTGCCACTACTGGAGCATCACTTTCTATGTAAGGGTGTATATACAATTTAGATGTTTCACTTTTATTTAAGTGACATGGTTGGACACACTTATATACTTGTGCACAGTTATGAGTACGAGCACACGTAGTTAAATAAGCATAGTAACAACTTAATGGAACAGGACACCAAGTTCCATTACTTTGACCTGTAACAAAACAACAGTTAGAAAATAAACAACAATTACTAGTTACTATTTTTAGAGTATAGTGCCATCTCATACAGTCAACACTACCGTATGGACCACAGGTCCAACATGTTAATGCCTGACAAGTTTGACACTCACCTACTTTAAAATTCATACAGTTAGCAAGTCTTGTAATACACTGGTGTTCAGTGCCACCGTAAGTCATTAAATTTGTAAAGTAGCAAGCACAGCACTGAGGTGATATAACAGCATTAAACATCTTTGCAAAGTCTGGTTCGGATCTCCAGCCAATACATTCTAAAGGTTTAGTAAAAGGAACCCTAGCTACCATAGCTGCTTCAGGAACGATATTCATAATTAAGTTTGAGTTACAACTTCTTATACAAGGATCAGTAGATGCTACAGCAGTGCAGTAATAATAACAGAAGTAATTACAACAAGTAGTATCTCTACGTATTTGTAGATTGTTTAGATTACCATGACATGACCCTGCTCCCCCTAAGTGAGAACTTATAACAAGCCCACCATAGTCAGTACAACCACTGTCAATCCAGGTCTTATAGTTTCCATAGGGAATAACTTTAACACCTTGGTTGCAAGGTCTGTGACACTCACAGAAACAACCACCATAACCACAACCCTGGGGTTTATGGGTAGGAGAACATAACGTAAAATAACAAGTAGAGCAAGCTATAGCACACTGGTGCATGTCGTAGTATGCTTTACACTGATACTGTAATATATCAAGGGGAGGAGGCCAGAAAGTATTTACTTTAGAGACACATTGGTTATGTAGATCCCAACAAATAGCTCCTATCCAAGAGATCTCACTAGGGTAATTTTCAGAACTAGAGATACTACACCCTATAGCTCTAAAGAAAACTAAATGGTCGTTATACCTGTTATGAACCATTGAAAACTGAGAACCAGTTCCTGGTGGGACAAATTTGTACATACATGAACAGCCACCAAAGTAAAGCTTATACCCTAAACATTTAGCAGTTAAAGGTACACTACAGTTTCCAGTAACAGCACACAAACATTCTCTGTAGGCAGTCCACCCAGAGGAACACCCACCAAAGAAACAAGCAAAACAGCCAACACAAGAGGTAGACATACAAACTGGAGGTGTACCAAATAAATCTACTAAATGTCTAGCTACTGGATTGTTTGGATGAACTCCTAAAGATCTACAAAAATTGTAAGTAAAGTCTAGTTGATCTTTGTTACAATCAAAGACTGAGTACCCCATCTCTCCACAACAATTATCATAAAAGAGGAACCCTCTGTTAGAACAAACCTTACTCCAAATAACATGGTGTTGTTCTTCAAGTGGCATGGTTCTGAGACATGTATAATTGCTACCAGAATGATTAAATCTCATGTATGTTGTAAGATCTGTGTGATCCCTATTTGGATCTATAGCAGCACCAATTGAACACAAAAGTTGTGGATACTCAGATACCCAAGTTTGTCTAGGTTCAGATAAAGCACTGCATCCTAAAACATTACATTCCCAAGCAAGCTTATCTACACCACAGAATCCTTTGTGTTGTACAACACATTGGTTAAGCCTGTCAATTTTTGTTTGGTAAAGTCTGTCAAAACGCCCCCAGCAGTTATTAGCACCTGAGCTGCTTGTAGACCTTTTACAGGAGCAGACAGAAGTTGAGGCACATGTTTGCTGACATATAAAAATTCTGTGTAAGTAACATCCATCTCTTGAAGGAAACATTAGTCCTTGTGAATCTTGTGCAAAATTACTAAAACATATACAACATACTCCAATATGCCCAACAAGTCTTTGTATTGCAAAAGCACAACATCCTACAGAGAATGCAGCATTACAAACGCCATCTGAGTAACAACAAATACATAAATCATAATTGTTTATATTATAAGCACTACCACCCATAGGAATGTCTGTTCTGGAGTTATAAAAGCTAAATTCATTACAACCAACTAAACCATTTATAGTACTTTTAAAAGGTATCTGATTTGCCATACAACAATTGTAAACAGTATCACATAGCTGTGTAGATGTGTTATAACAATAACACAAGCCTGTGGTTAAAACAGGAAACATAGGAGCATTGAAGTAAGGAACACCAGGGCCAGGTTTTGTAATAAAGAAGTAATCACAAGCCTCTTCAAGTCCAGTTCCATACGTGCTACTTAAAATAGGAATATTAACAGGGCAACACATATTTGGAGATGAACCAATATCATCTCTAAAATGTATTCTTCCTCTAAAGTAAGCTAACCATCCATCACGAGTTTTACCTGCAATTCTTGGAGTGGCTATATAGCCAAAAGGTACTCTAGTACATTTACAAATGTTGAGAGCACAAGCCCAAGGACTAGTGTTTTCATTTAAGGAAACTCCACCCTTTGTATTAACAAAGTATTCCCCCATATGATACCAGCAGTTAGCTCCTACTAGGCAATGGTTTGTTCCAGTTTGGACACATCTGTCTACAGCAAAAATTCTTACAGATCCATCAGGTCCAACCTGAATTGGAAAATGTCCTTTAACATTAAATCTAGTATTTAATGATGCATTGCAGTTTGGCTCCAAACCAACAATCATACCAATACAACAATTATTAGTTCTACAGGGAAGGGCAGTTACACATTTTGTGTATTCCCCACATTCTACACAGCAAATGTATTGTTGTGAGTCTCTACAATATAATTGTACAGCACAACTACCATTACCGTAGTTTTGAAATGCTAGAAGTGTATGAAAACAAGGAGTATCTGTAGCTACAGAGTACAAAGAATAATCTTTTAAATCTCCATGTTTATAACAAGCATAACCATGACACTGAGGGTTATATGTTCTACATGCACATTGTGCTGAAGGAGCAATAAATGCCCAAGCATCTGCATCACTAGTTACAATTTCTTCTAAGTCTAAACCAGATCCTCCACCTACAGCAGCCCAGGCAGTCCCATCGTAAGATATAAGAGAACCCAAGTCTGTATCAAAGTAGATAGACCCAGTAGCAGGAGATGCTGGCCTACTGGCTGTGTTACCTGAAGGAACATCCATACGTGTACTAGCTGTAATACAACACGAGGTAACACAACAGGCACAGACGTTCCTGCTGTTATCGACCACCGTAGTGCCATTAATCTTATATGCCATTTATATTCTCCGTCCTAAGACTATCGTGAATCAAACCCATTCGGTTCCATTGTAAGAAACTATTGTACCAAGAGTTGTATCAAAAAAGATGTGACCTGTGTTTGGGGATGCAGGTCTTTGTGCTGTCGTACCAGAAGGTGCAGTAAGGACGTTAGCTGTCACTATCGTCCCTTGCACTGATGGTGTTCCTGAAGGAATGTTTTTACTGTCGTCAATAACAGTTGTACCACTAACCTTTAGAGCCATTCTCTAGTTCCTCTACTTTACCTTGTAGACACTTCACAGTTTCAATAAGTGCACCTACCAAGCCATTATAGTTGACTGATTTGTAACCATCGTCATCTGTTGTAACAAGTTCTGGGAATGCTTCTTCTACTTCTTGAGCAACAACACCCATTGTGTACTTGCCAGAATCTTTCCAGTTATAGTTCACACCTCTGATCTGACCGATCTTATTGTATGCATCATCTACTGTAGCAATGTTCTCTTTGCACCTGCAGTCAGAAGTAGAGTTGAAGTCAGTGAAGCAAGCTGTTGTACCTCTGGTTGTAACACCACATACTACTGGTGAGATAAAGCAGTTTGATGCACAGCTACAACCTGATGTATAAGAACCGTAACCAGTAGTTGCAAATTGAGCTGTTCCATTGTGGTATAAACATGTTGAACCGTTGCAACAATGTAGAAGTGCCCATTCATTTGTAATATCATTGTACAGACCCATCGATCCACCACATGCCATGAACACGTAGTTGTTAGCAATGGAGTAACCACACCAGTTATTATTACCAGTAGTAACAGAAATTGTTCCATACTCACCACCAGTTTCACAGATACATCTGCCACCTACTGCAAGCCAAGAAGTACCACAGATAGTAGGAGATATAACACAGCTTGATCCACAAGCAATAGGTGTGTTCAGACAAGTTTGTCCTCTTAAACAAGTACCTGCACAAACAATTCCTGATGAGACTAGGTATGGTGTGCAAACACAGGTAGTTAAAGCTGCACAGGCACCCCTAAGAGCAGTTGAACCACAGACAACTGGTGATTTCCAGCAGTTTACTGCACAACCACAGTTTACTGCAATGTATGGAGCTTGGAAACAGTTAGCTGCACAAAGACAGGCTGCACTAAAGTTATTAGATGTAGAACCATTTGTTCCAGCTTTACCTGACAAACATGTTGCTAGTCCATCAACGTTAGCTACTGTATGGTTGTGGCTATCGTCTGCAATAGTAAGGCTAAGGTTAGCATTACCAAGGTTTGTGAATGTAGCAGAACCTGTAGCATCCCCACAGATACAAAGTGTAGGATCAGAAGTAGCAGTCGTTGCAATACTTACATTACCTGAACCATTAACACCTGTAACAGATCCAGTTACTGCCCCTGTAAGGCTGATTGTTCTACCAGTTTGCCAGCAAGTTGCAGTAGTAGCATTACCAGTTACAGCACCTGTGACAGGAGCACATACTCTGGCAAAGGTTACTGTATCGCCTGTACCTACTGCCTGTCCGATAGCAACTGTGTTAGCATTGACTGTAACACCTGTTCCTGCTCCTACAGCAAAGGTTGTACCATCTAGTGTCAGACCATTACCTGCATCGTAAACAGCAGTCTCAGCTACGACAGTAAAGCTAATGTTTGTAGTACCGAATGTAATTGTACCAGATGTATTCATCACGTACAACTCACCAGCACCAGTGTCACCTTCTTTTACGAAGAATGCATCACCTTCACCTAGTGCATTCTGATCTGAAGCACCATAACTGTCAGCATCTGTAGCACGAGTAAGAACCCAGTTAGTTGAAGCTGAACCAGTGTTGGTAACTGTGTAAACACCATTTTCGTAACCATTGGTTTGGCTGTAGATAAGAACACGATCATTTGTGTTTAGGGTTACACCATCAATAACTAGGGCAGCTTGTGTACCATTGTTAGTAAGTGTAGCACCTACACCTGCTGTACCATTGTCATAGGTAGCATTTAGGTTTCCTGCACTGTCTGGTGATTCAACACGTACTGGGTCATGGTAGTGGATACCAGCAGCAGCAATCGTGTCAACGTACTCTTTAGTTGCAAGTTGGCAAGCTAAAGTTGGGTTAGCTGTAACACAGACAGAACCAAAGCATACATTGTCTGCTGTACCAACAGACTGACCAATAGCTATTGTACCAGTTGTGTAAGTAACACCTGTACCACCTGTTAGGTGGCTGTCTACTCTGCCTGTTGTGAAGTACTGGTTTGAACCTTCTGTTAGGTCACCTGTGTCATGGTTACTGATATCACTTACAGTACCAGTAACATTACCAGTAACGTTACCTGTCAGTGTACCACAAAGGTTAGAGACACAGACTACACCTGTACCATAGATGCAGTTTGTACCTGCATTAAGATTACCACCTAAGACAGGAGAAGTATCTTCTTGGATACAAGTAAGAGCATCACCCAGTGTAAATGCTGCAGAAGCCCAAGCAGATCCTGTGTATACTTTTAGAGCATTGTCTGTAGTATTCCAATACAATGCACCAGTAATAAGTCCATCACCATCGTTGTCTACTGATGGGTCTGAAGCTTTGTCACCAAGGTATCTGTCATCAAAGTCATCATAAGAATCGGCAGCCGAAGTAGCTGAAGCAGCAGCATTAGTAGCTGAGTTAGCAGCATTTGTTTCTGATGTGGCTGCATTAGTCTCTGAGGTAGCAGCATTGGTAGCAGAAGTAGCTGCTGCAGTTGCAGAACCTAAAATACCGTCAACGTATGTTTTTGTTGTGAGATCGGCATTGTCAGTTGGAGTATACGTTGTGGTTATCTTACTAGAACCCATATCAATGGCACCAGTCATAGTACCACCTGATAAGTTTAGTTTTAAAGCATCCTGTGTATCAACGTAACCTTTACGAGTTAAGGTATCATCTGTAGCAGGTGTAGCAGTAGAAGTAACACAGTTGGCACCCATTGCTAGGTCACCAGTCATTGTGTCTCCTGCAAGATCTACCTTAGCATCTAAAAGTGTATCTGTGCAGGTGTTTGTGTAAGCATCAGTAATGCCATACCCAGAAAGAGTAGTTGGGTTTGTCCCACCTGTAATACGTCCATAAACATCTGTAGTAACAGACTTATAAGTTCCTGCACTTACTCCTGTTGTAGCAAGATCAATACTGTCAGCATTTGTTACAATTCTACCAGAGTCTGCAGTAACAACGTTAATAGTATTGCCAGACTTAGTGAGACCAGTACCTGCTGTAATCTGCCCTGCACCTGAGAATTGTACGAAAGTGATATCTGTAGTGTCAAGAGTACCACCTGTATCCACAGTACCAACAAAACCATTATCAGCATTTGTTGTACCCTCTTCAACAAAGAAGAATGCTCCTGCATGTTTGTCAAAGGTATCTGCATCATCTGATCTGGACCAAGCACCTGCAGCAACTACATATATGCCATTTTCTGAAGCTGTACTTTGGTCTTTGACAAGAACCCTGTCGTCTGCAACTACTGCAATATCATCAATAGTCTGAGTACCACTTAAAGTAATGTTTGCAGTTGTAGCAACTTTAACAGATCCTTTTACATCCAAACCTTCAACTGCATTATCGACATACAATTTTGTGGCTGCATCAGAATCAGAAACAGGATCTGCTAAGTTTGTAATTTTATTACTATTAGCATTCATATCACCTTGTAATTTAAGGCTTGTAAAGCAAGAAATTCCTGTTGAATTTACATTACCAGTGACATCGCCTGTTACATTACCTACTAAAGGTCCATCTAAGCAAGTGCTTGCACATATTACAGTACCATCAATTGTTGTAGCAGTTACAGGACATGCAGTCGTAGCACCAACAGTACCGTCAAAATTACCTGTGTGACAACCTGCAGCATTTCCAGTAAGATTTCCAGTAACATCTCCTGTTACATTACCTACTACACATCCAACAAAACAAGTGTTAGCAGTAACAGTAGTACCTGTTATAGGGCAAGCTGTAGTAGCCCCTACAGTACCATCAAAGTTTCCTGTATGGCAACCTGCAGCATTACCTGTAAGGTTTCCTGTTACGTCACCAGTGACAGAACCACAGACATTACCTGCAAAACAAGTGCTTGCTGTAATAATTGTACCATCAACAGTCGTACCTGTTATAGGACATGCTGTAGTAGCACCAATAGTAGCACCGTCAATAGTACCCCCATTGATATCTACTGTAGCAAAAGTACCCTGTCCAGACGTACTAACTGTAGTAAAACTACCTGCAACAGGAGTAGTGGCACCAATAACAGTATTGTCAATATTACCTGCATTAATGTCTACTGTGCTAAGAGTTGAGGTTCCTGTGGCTTTTAGGTTAGGTGCACAGACTGTATCAGAGAAAGTAGAAACACCTGTAACTCCAAGAGTACCAGACAGTGTTGTGTTACCTGTTACACCAAGTGTACCACCGACAGTAGCATTACCAGATGCATCCATTGTGGTGAAGTCAGCAGCAGCAGGGGTAGTAGCACCAATAGTAGTACCATCGATAGTACCACCATTAATGTCTGCTGTGTCAGCTACAAGGCTATCAATGTTTGCTGTACCAGTAATGTAAGCATCATTCCATTCACTACCTGTAGCACCCAAATCGTATGTTGCATCTGCAGAAGGGATAAGGTCTGAGGCAACATCAGCATTTACTGTAACAGTATCACTATCGTCACTACCAAGAGTAGTATTCCCATTAACGGTAAGGTTACCCGTAATAGTAGCATTTTCATGTACCGCCAGAGTGTCGATATAACCCACACCATCAATGTAAAGATCTTTGAACTCAGCAGTCGGAGAACCCAGATCAATATCTTCATCAGTGACAGGAACAATAGCTCCATCTTGTATCCTTACCTGCTCTACTGCTGCATTACCAACATTAGTGAAGAAATTAATTCTGTTGTTAGTTGTATCAATTACAACCTTGTTATAGTTGTTAGTATCAGAGATAGTTGGAATGTAAGCACCTTCTGCTGAAGTGCCATCATGTTTGTGTCCTGTGCTTGCATTGAATGCAGCTAGTACCTGATTTAATTCGTTGTTGATTGGTTCAGCTTTAATAACCTGACCAGAAACAATATCAGCTACACTCTGTCTTGTATAACCTGCCATTTATAATCTATCCCCCACTCCAAACGTCACAACAAGTCCTTGGATACTGTGTGATGCATTCGTGTCATTTGTAACATATCTAAAAGAAACTGATTTACCTGAGCCTGAAACATTCACCCTTTGAACAGGGGATGGGTTACCACTCCAAATAGTTGAAGAGTCATTAAAGACAGCTTCGTTATAATATGCAGCAGCACCTTCAGTGCTTAAAGTAAAGTTAGTTGGATTAAGAATGGTGGTATCATCGTAGTCAAATACAACCGACATAACGATCTCGTTATCACCTTCTGATCTAAGGTAAGTAGCAACAGTATGAATAATCTTACGTTGCTCTGGATCTTGCATGTGCAAGAATGGTGTTTGGTAAAGGCTTACGATGTTATTTCCACCAAAGCTATTACCTGATTCTTGTCTGTGGACTTTACCTGAAGTGTCCCCATGAATGACATATTCTTCTTTGTCGATGTATCCACTGTCAGCACAAGTGGCCTCAATACCAATCATCTGACCAAACTCAAAGCCAATGCCACCCTGTTGTCCCATACGTAGTCCACCAAGAAGTGCATTCCCATTTTCTACGTTATAGAATAATCTAAACTGAGATTTACCTCTGATGATTACAGAAGAGACAGCATCAAGATCGTTATTAAACACAACATCAGAAATAAAAGATTGGATGTTCTTGGTTAGTGTTTCCAAGTTAACGTCACCAATCTTATCTGTACCTGAGATAGGTCTCATACCATCCTGTGATAAAAAGATTAGGTCACCACCAATCTCAATAACACTATCTGATGCTAGGCAACCAAGGTCATCTGTTACGTGCTGTAAAGCCCAGTCTGAGATGTTGTTTCCTACAATCCTTTTAATGTTGTTCGTACCAAATACAAACAGAGAATCACGAAACGGTTTGATTGATACAATAGGAAAACCTACGTTGATTACACCAGCACCATCTGCAGGTGCCCACTTGGTTTCGTCTGTAGGTGCACTGAAATACAAGTTATGAGGTTCACTAGGATCACCTGCAAGCCACATATGGTTCTTGAATACTGCAGCAAACTTAGGATCTGTAGGAGCATTAGCATGGGTAATCTGGGTGTAAGTTGTACCATCGTAGGTAGCTGCAGGGTTTACACCATCTGTCAGGATAACCTTTGCTGTCCCCCAGTTAAACCTAGTAAATCTTACTTTTGTTACACCTGTCATTGTAGGTGAACCAGAAGTAGTTACTGCTGTCCAAGACTCTGCTGTAGCATCCCAGTAGTGTAAGTAGTTGTTACCTGAAGAAGGCTTACGTGCAGCAAGAATACCATCGTTAATACCAGCAGCTACTGCTACACCAAGTACACTACCAGAGCTATCACCAGGTACTGTGCCATAGTCGTTGGTGTAACCACTGACACGTCTATATCCACCAGTTATAGCAGGTTCGTAATTAAGTAAGGAAATAGCAGAACCAGGTTGTCTTTCCCCTTGAGACAACACGTCCCTGTTCAGGTTCAATCCACCTTCAGCAAATACTTTAAAGGAAGCTAAATTTTCAGGCATTAGACGATAGTGCTCATAGTATTGCTAAACGATTTATTTCTTTGAATAACTGTAGATCTAATATCTAGTGGATCA